TGCTTTCAGGCGTTCCGTTTTTCGGCGTAGTTGCCAAGCCGTAGCCCGCCACCCTGCCGTTAACGTCCACCTTAACCGTGTACTGCGCTTCCAGCCCGTTAATGCTCCGGGCGTGGGTTTGGATGGACGCGGTATTGCCGTTTACCGATGTTTGCAGGGTCGTTATCCTTTCAGTTACCGCCCTGATGTCTCCTGTCGCTTTGGTTAAGGCCGTCTGAACGACCTGAACCGTACTACGAACCTCCTGTAATCCGCTATTATCTTCCGGCGCAGGCGTCCAGTCGGTCGCAACAGTGCCACGTTCAAGCTTAATACGGTCAATCCGTGAGGCAGTTCTACCGCTATTCGGACCGCAATAAATCAATAAGCGGTCGTTTGACGGGTTGTTTTTTGACCGTTGCCATGTTGTTGACAGTCGATAAACTCCATCAGACACTTTCTTCATTGTGCCTAGCCAGTTCCAACCATTTGAATTGAACGGCCAAAACGCTTCGCGGTCACTGCCTAAATCCCCCCAAATCGTTACAGTAACCGGCTCGCCTTCTTGCAACGAATTATCCGTCATTAAATATGACTGCATTAAATAGTTGGAATTTTGAACTTGCGTTGCAGAATCTCGGATTAAGTTTCTGCCTCCGACAGATAAGTTATTGAGTTTCGCTGATAATTGGTTAATCTCGCTCGCTCGTGAACTATCTTTCTGATTGACGGTTTCGCGCAATGAATTAATAGAACTCTCAGTACTTCCAAGACGGTTGTTCAATACTTCCGTCTCTCGCTTAACCACCGCCCTCTCACGCGCCTCAGTCGCAATCCGCGCATTCACACTTCCCGCCCCGTTGCCGTCAATCAGTGCAATTTTGTCGCGCAAGGCCTTATTCAAACTGCTTTCGGCCAAGTCGCGCACGGTAACGTCCACGTCATAGACGGTGAATGCCGAACTGCTGCTGACCTGTAAGCCTGCTTTATCAAAGCTGTCATAACCGGCCGCCCGAACGTAATAAGTCTTTCCTCCTTCCAAGGGGTTTCCATTGCATTTCGCAATGGTTACAAACGTTTCCGCTCCGTCGTACACACGATTTGCATCAACCGTAGGGCAGGCGGGATTGTCAGACACCCACAAAATGATGCCTGCAAAATCTTCTTCAGACGGCCTTTCACATTGGAAAAACGCCTGACGCAGGCCGCTGTCAATTTGGATGCCCGTCAGTGCTTTAAGTTGGGGGTTCTGCGCCACTACCTGCGCCCATGCGCCGGTTTTCCCGGTAACGGCACGTCCGCGCACCTTGAAAACTACATTGCGCACCTGCCCGCCGTCGGCTTTCATGTCGGCCAGCGTGTAAGTATAGCTGTTGGCAGTAATGCCGTTGATTGCCCGCAAACGGGTTTGGCTGCCTGCGGCGTAGATTTCCACGTCGTAGGTGTCTGCGCCGTCCAGCTTGTCCCACGCCAGCACGGCTTCACGGCCATACGCCCATGATGACGTCAGGCGCAGGTTAGCTACCTGTCCAAGCGGCGCGCCGATAATGCGGTACGAATAGGCCGGTACTTCGGCCAAATCCTGCGCCCCGCTGCCGAAAACATTGTGCGAAACCAGCTTGACCCACACCGTGCGGCCTATCCAATCACGCGGCACGGGATACTTGAACAGTGACTCGTCCACGCGCACAAACGGCCTTCCCGCCTCATGCCTGCCGATGTTGCTGCCATACGCACCGCGCGTCAGGTTGACCAACGCATAACGTCCGACCCCTTTCAATTCGGCGGTTTCGTAAGCCAAAAACTCGCCGTCCGCATAACACAAGGTCAATAAATCGCGGCTGTCTTGTTCCGTTCCGCCCGTCAGTTGCCCTGCGCCGATTTCCACGCCTAAAGTATTGGCACGGTCAAATACCGCACCTGCGGGCAGTGCCGCCGTCAGGCTGCCGTAACGCGCCTTTCCGCTTACCGCACCGACGCGGGTGTAACTGTCGCCATTGGTCGATACCCATACTTCCGCGCCGCCCCACATATCACCGCCTGCGGTTGCCAGCCATATTTCAGGCTCGCCGCCCGTCAGTTGCAATGGTGCTTCGAATATCACCGGCGCGTGCGCGTTGCCGGGCGATACGTTGTAGTCCGCCGAGTAACCCAATGACGGCTGTGTCGGATACTCCGTCGCCGAAGCCGTGCCGAACGGGAAATCTTCCGCCTTCACGTTCAATACGCCGTCTTCGTCTTCTTCGATTTCGGTAATGCGGACGGGGGTCTTGCCCAAGCCTAAGCCGCCATCGGTCAGCGTAACCAAGTCCATAGGCTCAAGCAGACAATATTTCCAGCCCAGCTTAAATTCATACTCGTTGCGGACGTATAGGGCGCGTTGCAACAGCAATTGCGCCACCTGACGCGCCACCTTCGCATCACAGATGCCGTGCATCTTCACCGCATCTTTCGGGCGGATGCCGTATTGCTCGATATTTGCCTGGTCTTTTGCTTCCGCCACGGCGATGTTGTAGTCGTTTGCACGGTCGAGATACTCAATCTGCACCTGATTGTATGCGTCGGCATTCGTCTTGCGCTCCACGCGCACGGGGTCTTCCGCGCCCGAAACGATAAAATCGTCATCCGTCAAATCATACAGCGGGGTCAGGTTCGGAATATAGGTCGCACCGTTGCCGGACAAGCCCGAATCACCGTATGGGACGATTTTCAGACGGCCTTGAGAAAACACCGCCGCCGAATTGGTCTGCTCCAACAGTTCGGCAATATTGCGCTGTGCTTCCTGCTGCTCGCTGTAAACAGGGCTTAAAAAGATACCCGCCGCACGGCAATAAGTGCCATAAACATCCGTATCGCCCAGATTTTCAACCGGGAAGCCGCAGCCGTACTTCTGATTGGTCAGCAAATCGCGGATGATGTCGCGCGGATTGGCATCGACAATCGAAGTTGAGTAGCCCAGCTTGCCGTCCACCTCGAAATTATGGCTGTAAATCTGTGCCGATTTCGTCAATTCGTAGTTCGGGCTGCACAAATAGGCCGTCCCCGAATAGCTGATGGCCTGCGCCGCATGTTTCGCCTGCCGCAAGTGCGGCCATACGGGCTGCTCTTCGCCGCCCTTGTACAAAGTCAGGCGCAACGAAGCGGGCGAAGAGAATTTTTCCTTGTCCCGCCAAATGCGGGTAACGCCTTTGATTTCACCCTCACACAAAGCCATCATGACGGCGGCTTCGTAGGTGTACTTCACATCCTCCTGCTTCACACCGCCGCCACCCTTGCCGCCCTGCCGCGTCGTGGTCTTATGCTCGTAGGTCGTAAAATCGCCATACCAAACCAAATTGCCCGCCACGCGCGCCCGCCCGTACACCACCGGCAGAGTCAGCCCCTGAGACGACTGCTGTACCTGCAACGACAGAATCCGTTGCTCGGAAGTCGAAATAGTAGAAGATTTACCGCCCATAAAACCACCTTAAAACACTTGCAAAAAATATCAAAATTGATATAATTCGCTTATATCAAAACAGATATAAAACATGAAACCATTAAATTTTTTGGGCGATTCATTGGATTGCCTGCGGCAATTCCCTGAAAACGCCAAACAAGCGGCAGGTTATCAACTGCACCGCATTCAATGCGGCGGAATGCCAGTCGATTTCAAACCCATGAGCACTATCGGCAGCGGGGTGATGGAAATCCGCCTGAGGGAAGAAGGCGGCGCATACCGCGTCATCTATACAGCCAAAATTGCCGATGCCGTCTATGTACTGCACGCCTTCCAAAAGAAAAGCCAAAAAACTGCGCCCGCCGATTTGGAATTGGCGAAAAAACGTTACAACAAATTGATTCAGGAGAAGAAATAATGGAAAGCCAAACCTTCGCCTCCGTATTTGACGCACTGTGCGACACGCCCGCCGAAGCCGCCAATATGCGGTTACGCGCCGACCTGATGATGCATATCGCCGATACCGTCCGCGAAAACGGTTGGACGCAAAAACAGGCCGCAGAACATTGCGGCCTGACCCAGCCGCGCATCAACGACCTGCTGAACGGGAAAATCGATAAATTTTCATTGGATGCGCTCGTGAACATCAATGCCGAACTTGGGCAGAGCATTTCCTTATCCTTCGCCCCCGCGTAAAGCCTGCCCTTTCAGGCAGGCCACAAAATCAAAATAACGCACCCCGCGCCCCAACAATTCCGCCTGCCCCATATCGTCCAGCACCACCCCGCGCCCGACGTAGCTGTGAATGACTTGGTTGCCGCCGATGCAGATGCCGCCATGCGAAAACGTCCGCCCGAAACGCCATACCGCGATGCCGCCGACCTGCGGCGTTTCCACTTCGCGGCAAAAGCGGGTAATGTTGCCCAAATACCGTTCTGCATCCCTGTGCAAATGCCAGTCTTGAGGGTATGGGCGCGGGTCAAACCCGGCAGGAATCAGCCCGACCGCCCGATACACGGCAACAAGAATCATGGCGCAATCCACGCCCGCACCCTTAACCATCGCCTGATGATGATACGGCGTGCCCAACCATGACCGCGCCTCTTCCACTATCCGCTGTCGCAAATCCATTTTCAGACGGCCTCCTTAAGTAATCGTGTCGGCGGCGGGGATGTACGGGAAGCCGCGAAAATGCACGATGTTGTCAAACTTTTTCCCGCAGGTTTCCTGCCGCTTGTCGCAGCCCGGATAAATCTTGAACACATCACCCGACTGCGGCGGGGAAGGCAGGCGCAAGGCAAACGACAACCTGCCGCCCTTGTGTTCCTTGACCGTGCGGCTCAATCCGGCATTCCGCCCGCTCGTAAACTTAATCACGCCCTGATTGAACCAGCCGTCCGCCTGCGTCAGATTGCACGCCAGTTCCGTTCCTGTCGTACTGTTCGCCGTAACACGGCCGTTGACCGTGAATTTCTCACGATTGACCTTGCAGCCGCCGTCATACAGCGTCCTCATGCAGCCGGCCTGATAGATGTTGCGCGGGCTGGACACGTTCAAAAGCTCGATGTCCGATTTCACATCCACTTTGACCGCAGAACGGCTGCCCGATACGTCGGACACCCTGCCGGAAAAGATGACCACCGCGCCCACGGGCGTTACCCAATCGCTGAAAAATATCCGCTCGATGACCACCCGTGCGCCGTCCAGTGCGCCGCCCAAAGCTGCCTCCGACCATTGCAGGCCTTCAAGCCTGTAATCGGGTTCTGCGGCAATCTCCAGCGTGTTTGAGTCCACATCCAAGCCGACGGCCACGCGCGTAGCCCCGCGCTTGATAATCAGCTTGTGCGCCTCATAGGTCTGCCCATCCCAAACAACAGGCATATCCGCGTTCGTGTGCTGCAGTATTTGGCCGTTTGAAAGTGTAATCCTGAATAAGTCCGCCATCAGAAATTCATCGCTGCCGTGCAGCAAATCAATCAGTTCCCTTGTCGCCGTCTTCATAACTTCACGCTCACAAACTCAATTTTCTTAGCCGCCCACAAATGCCCGATGATGTTCTCGAAATCCACCGTATCGGCCATAAACCGCACACGGAAATAAAAACCGCCCGACCATGTAATCGGCTGCCCTGCCGCCTGCGGCGTGTTCAGCACCAAAACGCCCTTATCGGTAACGGCATAATCCCGCCCGTAAGTCAGCGGCCTGCCGCCCACCTTGACGGCCGGCCTGTCCTTCACTGCCAAAACAGGTTCGACAAAGCCGCCGAACGACCGCACCAGCTGATAGCGGGTAACGCCCGTTACCGTATTGCCGACAAGCTGGTCGGTTACGGCGTTGTCAGTCGGGTCTTCGTACAAAAAACTTTCAAAACTGCCGCGACGGGCATTAAAAAAACCTGCCAGCCGTTCCAGTTCGTTAATTGCCGCCTTCGTCCGCAACACCTCGAAAGACAGCGAAAACCGCCATTGCGGATAGCTGTAATACGCCGCCCGCAACTCGCGCCCGTTGGCTGATTTTTGAATATTCGTACTCCATACGGGTGTTTTTTTCGCCCCCCACTTCAAGCCGGGAAGCGCGGGGAAAACCGCATTGCCCATTTAGATGATTCCTTTCGCTTTCAGTAAGGCGTTAAATTCCTCTTCCGACAACGTATTGCCGCCAAGCATATTGACCGCTTCCGCCTCGTCTGCCTCGTTCGGCTTTTCAGACGGCCTGATGCCCATATAGGACGCCACCAAGATATGCACGGGCGGGTGCCTGCGCCAATAGTCGCTTAAATGCCCGATGCGCGGCAGGTCGATGTTCTCGGCCACATAATCCCACGTCCACCCAGTAGAGGCGCAGACGTGGGCGATCATGTCGCCGAAATTCAGCCCGCCGCCTGCGCTTCCCCCGCTTGGGCGGCTTCCTGTTCCTTGCGTTTCAGGCCGGATACATCCATCACGGCGGCAAATACCTCGCCCATGTTGCCAATGTCGATTAAATCGGCCACTTCTTCGCGGGTCATTTCGGGGTAGTTCCGTCTCAGCGCGGCATGGGCGCAGTCGATAACGGTAGAAATTTGTTTTGCATCTTGGACGTTGCCGTCAAACTCGCCAATACGGCTTTGCAGTTGCTCCAATGCGCCAAGCGCGATAGGCGGGATAACGTAATTTGTGCCGTTCAGTTCAACGGTTACGCCTTTGATTCGTACTGTCATTTTTGCTTCCTTGATTCGGGTCAAATAAAAGGCCGCCCTTTCGGACGGCCTGCATCATTACTCTTGAATCCACAACGTGCCGACTTTAAAGCCCGCATCGTCTGTTTGCGCCGTAAAGTCGATTTCGGGGACGGAAAAGTCGTCGTTTTTGGTCGAGAACAAGCCCAGTTTGCCGCTGGTTACGCTTTCCAGTTCCAGCAAGGCTTTTTTGCCTTTGAACTGCGTCAGGTATTTCAGCTTGAACGTCGGCGTATTACCCATCGCCATATTGGACAGCTCGATTTTCTTCGCCGACGGCATGGCTTGGGTGTAGGTAAAGCTCGGATAAACCGTTTTGCCCTTATCCGCATCGGCGAAAGTGTACAAGCCTGTCGCAGATACCGTGTATTGTCCCGCCGCAGGGGTAGCGGCGACCTTGATGTATGCCGTACCGTCCGCACCCATCACGCCCGCATCTTCGACAAACGTACCGCCGTTCGGCGCGGCGGCCTGGATGGTGTAAGCACCGCTCGCAGGGATGGCCTTGCCCACGGTATCCGCCCAAAGTGCCTTCATCGTGCCGGTGGCAAATTCCGCACCGAAAAACAGGGTATTCAGGGCAAGGCCGTTGATTAACGCGCCCTTAAATTTTCCCGATACCTTAACCTTGCCCTGCGCCACGGCCAATGCAAAGCGGTTCTGACCGTAGAACTCCTTCAATTCCGCCGACAAATCGACAGACATCTCCTGCAAGCCCATGATTCGCACGGGCGTTGCATTCTGTACGCGGTTGCCGTAGGCATCCGTAATCATTTGCGCGAACACCTCGCCCGCGCCGAAAGTCAACTGCATGACATTTCCTTTCAAAAAAAGCCGTTTTTCAGACGGCATCCGTTACTAAAATCATCACCGGCACCAAGGCAAAAGCCTGATTACCGAATAGCCCTTCATCCAGTTCTACATGGCCTTCTATGCGGCAATACGCCACACCTTCCACAGGCAAAGACGGTTGGCCGGTAATCGGCGACGGGGTATTCAAGACGGCAAACAGCCTGTCTAAGCACTCGTTCAGCCGCTCAGACGGCGCGTCTTCCGCATACACATACAGATACACGTTCGCCCGCATCAGATAGCGGCTATCCTGACCGCTTCTCGGCTCGACCGTTTCCGATACCGGCGACAAGAACAGGGCGGGTTGTTCGTAGGCCTCCACCTCGTCCCAATGCCGCAGGCGGCGGGAAAACGTTACGATGCCTTCCACCTGTTTCAACTTCTCGAACAATGCGGCATAAATTATTTCGCGATTTACCATCTCAGCCCCCGTTTCGCCGCCGCTTCAAATTCCTGACGGATGAAAGGCAGCATATCGGCAAAGGCGGTACGCATAAACGACCTTTCCGGCAGCCTCACGCGCCGCGTATGCGCCGAAACATGGACGTTGATCGGCGTTTTCAGCCGCCGCCCGAAAGCCTGTTTGGCCTGCCGTACATGAGAGGGCACGGATACCGCACCCGAAAAGCCGTATTCATGCAGCTTGCCGTACGGCGCACCCGAAGCAATACCGACCACGCCGACCGTCAGGCCGCCGTCCTGCCAACTGTCGCGGACAATGTTGTTGCGCAGATTGCCCGTGCGGCGGTTCAAAACCTGCCCCAACAGCTTGTGCGTCTTGACCTGCTTTTGCAGGCGCAATACCACAAAAGCCATACTGCTCTTGATTTCATCGTCTATCTTCTTGCTGCAACCGGCCAAAGCCGCCCGCATTTCCGAATCACCGACCATCTCGAATTTAAGCATCGGCCTTTTCCGCCTGTTTCGGCCGCCCATCAGACGGCTTATCGACCGCAGGCACGACAAAACCATACTGATGCAGATACTGCACCGCCTCTTCGGCCACCTCTACTATGCCGTTCTCCACGGCATAATTTACCCCGCCGAAGGAAACATCTGTGATTCCTTCGGGGGCTTTCAGTTTTACCAACATACACACCTCCGTTTTCAGGCCGTCTGAAAGACTAGCCGCGTTTAACCCGCACATTGCGGATGGAGCGTCCGACCAGCGGCTTCAACAACTGCCGGACATAGGCAAGCCGTTCCGCATGTTCCGACTTGCCGCCGTAAGATGCCGTCATGCCGCCTTTGGTCAGGCTCTTTTGCTCCGTCTGCCCGCCGCCTTGAATCAAATTGCCGATTAAAGACAGCTCGGCCACGGCCTTTTGCACGGCGGGCGGTATTTCCCCGCTGCCGCGCATCAACGCTATCAAATTGGGCGGCAGGCCGAACATTGCATCCAAATAATCGGATGCGGCCACCAAAAGCCCGGCCTTGCCGTCTCCCGCCGCCTGCCATTTCGCCTTGCTCGGGCGGACTTCGTGATAGGCATCCGCCTCGGCAACCGTCAGATAGGCATTACGCATTTACCGCTTCCAGCAAGGCCAATAAATCGGCCTTCTTCGCATCTGCGGGATATTCGACACCTGCCACATCCAGCATTTCTTTTAGTTTTTCAACCGTCAGTTTGGACAAATCTTCGGCAGGCGGCACATCTTCGGCTTCAGACGGCCTGTACTTCGCATCAACAATACGGAAACCCTCCGCCAACAATTCCGCCTTGCGCTCGCTCGAAACGGGATGCGGCTCATAAACAATAGGACGTTCCATAATAACTCCTCAAAAAAAGGCGGCTTTGGGCCGCCTATACTTGCAAATCACTTGGTAACCAGCAAAACGCCCGCCGTGTCTTTGTCAGAACTTGCTGTCTTATCCCAATTTGCACCCGTGCCCAGTGCGGCATCGTCAGGCGATTTCCCACCGCTGGCCATATCCCACGCATAGCCTCTCAACGCGATGCCGTACGACCATTCAGCCTGATAAACCGTGCCAAGGTTTTCTTTCCCAGTAACCTGCTGCATGACCGCGTTGAAATCGCCGTTGTCATTCACGATAACCGCGCCTTCGACCAAGCCTAGCGTGTTGTAGGTTGTGCTGCCGGATGAAGACACCAAATCGGGGGCATCCGTAATCACAAACACACGCCCGAACGGATCGCGCACCACATTGATGCCGTCGTAAGTAAACAGACGTTCCGCATTGGTCAGCGCGTTGTCGTACAGATTATGGGCAACAGTAGAGTGCATCACCCAAGCTCGCAAGCTGCCCGAACGGTCGCCGAATTTCGCGGCCGCAGCATTCAGCGAGTTAAACGTAGGCTTGGCGGTGGATGCGTCATGCTTCATGCCTGTATTGTTGCCAATCGCCGCAACCGCACAACGCACCGCAGCGTTAAGCATATCGCCCATACGCGCCTTGGCAAGCTGCTCGCCGATACGCACCGCAGCCAATTCGGGGTTACGCAACGTCCATGCATATTGACCCGGCTCAAACTCCACCGGAGCCGTGCCGGCCGCCACTTTTACTGCAACATTCAGCATCTCTTTCAAGCGTTTTGCCTGTACCGTGCCGTCGCCGTACACATTGCGGCGGCGTACCAAACCGCCGATGGACTGAAATGCCGACTTAATTGAGAAATCCCCGTCAAACGGCTCGTTTGACAACACCAACGCGCCGCCGGAAGCCTCATTAAACTTAGCCACATCCTGCGCGATGGTCTCATTCATTACATCACGCGTTTGTTGGTTAAAAACCTGTAAATCAAAAGCCATAAATTACTCCATAAAATTAACGGCCATATTTAGCCTTTAAGAAAGCGGCTTTCTCCGCCTCCGTCTTACAATCAGACAACGAACCGCCAACCGTTCCACCGCCCGCCGCTGCACCGCTGCCGCTCGCGCCGCTGCCTTTCAAGATGCTGTCCTTGTTCGGGTAAGCATCAATCAGGCTTTCCAGTGCCTCGTCAAACCCCGCTTTCGCCCCGGGCGTTACACGGCTGAAAATTTCATTGCCGTTCGCGTCTTTGGCCACGATTTTCCCGTCTTCCGACACGGAAAAATGCCGCCCGAAGAATGCCTGCGCCACATCGGCGGGGATAGCCAGCTTTTCCGCAATCACTTTGGATCGGGCGAAGCTGCCGCCCACCAGTTCGGCATGAAATTGGGAACGGATTTTCTCAATATCGGCATTGGCGGCGGCCAGCTTCTCTTCGTACAGCTTCACGGTTTCGGCTTTGACCTTCTCCGCCTCGCCCGCATCAATCAGCTTCTTGTCGTCCAAGTTTTTGACCGTTTCCAATGCCTTCAAGGCCGCCGCCGCGTCTTCAATGCCGTCAAACGCCTTCAGCTTCGCTTCCGCCGCCTCTTTGGCTTCGCGGTGCTGCTTGGCTTCAGCATTCAGGCCGCTGATTTTCTGCATGGCGGCAGGCGCGTCAAACGGGATTTCCTTCCCGTCATCATGCACATACACCGGCTTGCCGTCGGATACCACCACATGACCGTTTTC